GAATCTGGCACTGCAAAGGTTGTACTTGTTCCAAAGGATTCGCGTGGTCCGCGTCTGATATCTTGTGAGCCATTGGAATTCCAATGGATTCAACAAGGTGTCGGACGGAAATTGATGGAGTTCTTCGAACATCATCCGATGACGAAGGGCCACATCAATTTCACGCACCAAGAGATTAATCGTAGCCTTGCTCTCGCCGGTTCTTCCGGAGGAGAGTGGGCTACCATTGATCTTAAGGATGCATCTGACCGTGTCTCGCTTGATTTGATTAGGGTTGTCTTCCAAGATTGCCCTGACCTTCTTCGAGTATTAGAGGCATGTCGCACGACCTCCACTAAGCTCCCAGATGGGAGAGTGATTCCACTTAAGAAGTATGCGCCGATGGGATCAGCTTTGTGCTTTCCCGTCGAAGCGTATATCTTCTGGGTGATCCTTGTGGTCGCGATGGGTTTGAAGTTAAAACTGCCACTTAAATCAGTGGGAGAGAGGATCTTTGTCTACGGGGACGATATTATCGTTCCCAATGACTGGGCTCCTCAATGCATGCTAGCTCTTGAACGGTTTGCTTTGAAAGTAAACCGTGACAAGAGCTGCATCACGGGTTCTTTTCGTGAATCGTGTGGTATGGATGCCTTCGCAGGCATTGATGTCACTCCGATTCGTTTAAAGAAACTGTGGTCCGCTAGTCTTAACGACGGGGTCGCCTTAGCATCATATACTTCTGTCGCCAATCAAATGACGGCAAAAGGATATTATACTACTGCCTCTATACTATGGGATAGGATTCAGAGTACCTATGGGTTTATTCCCTATGGGACGAAACAATCCTCCTTTCCATGTTATGAGGTGAATGATCCGGTGGTTGCAGAGGAGATGAATCTCCAATGCGGCGTACGGGTCCGCTTCAGCGATCGTTACCAACGTTTCGAGTTCCGTGTTAAACGGATAATCTCCAAGAAATTGGAGAGTACTCTAGACGGATGGGCGCGTCTGCTAAGAGATGTTAATCTCGGCGCAGGCGATGAACCGGACGTGGTCGTTGTTCCCCGCTCGACTAAAATCAAAGCGGGATGGAGTCCTGTGTAGTCTCGGCTACTCCCTTCGGGGTAGGCTCTCCCAAGAGCTGACAGGATTGGAGGATGTTGATGTG